AAAAATACAGCAAAAGAAAGATGAATTCAAGAACGAGATGAGGAGGTTTTTCGGAAATAAAATATAAATAACAAAAAACATGGAGAAGAAGATAATCAGGCTAACAGAAGCCGACCTAAAGGAAATGGTTATGCAGTCAGTTAGGAGACTTCTTAAGGAATCCTATGCAAACGACGAGGACTACTCGTTTGAAGATGCAGATGAGGATATCTCCTATGAAATGGCTCAACTTCAAAAAGGTTTTCAAAAAGAAAATGGAACGTACCATGCAAAGTCCTCTGACGGAACCTTTGAGACAGGTGATAAGGTGGTTATACACACCAAAAAAGGCGACGTTGAAGGCGTTATTGATGATTTTGATATCAACTTTATGACTTACGAAGAAACTGCTGATGTCAAATATTTCGACCAGACCCAAAATAAAGAAATGACCATGATTGGCGTTCCGTTGTCTAAAATCTCAAAAATGTGAGTCAATATGACTCAAGCTTGATTTTTCCCAAAAATCAATAATAACAGAAAAAAAAAAAACTTAAAAAGGAGGCATTTGAATTTGCCTCCTTTTTTGCTTATCCTTCCGATTCCTCTTTTTAAATCTTTTCAAGTTTTGAAATGTCCTCTGTCAGAATCTCCTCCAGACTATCATTCAATAAGTCATCCAGTTTATTAATCACTGAGGTCATTTCCTCGTTAATCATCAGATTTTTATCATATACATCCACCCTCGGAAGTGCCTTCACCTCTCGCTGTTTGGTGTCCATATTCTCTACAATCTGGTTGAAGAGCCTGTTGACTGCCTTCTCCTGTTCTGTAATGCCATCCTCGGTAATTAACTGGCCACCACGCCTCCTATTTTCCATTGGCTGACCCTCTGGTGCCATATCCTCTATTGGCTCAGACTCTTCTTCACCAGGAATTTCCTCTGGGGCTCCCATGTCGGGACCTCCCAAGTCGTCCAAACCTCCGCCGAAGCCGCCTCCGCCGCCCCCAGGAGCGCCTCCCTCTGGACTGTTTCCTGAGCCAGCATCCTCTTGATACTCTGCCCCAGGTTCTCCGTACATCCTATCAACCGTATCAAACACTCCACTACGCTTGATTATCTGTGAGGTCTTCTCATATTCTGCTGACAGAGCCTTTTCAAGACGAATCTCATTAAGCAAGTCTTTAATCTGGTTGTCACTAAACTTCATGATACGCTTCCAAGCTTCCTGCATTGACAAAACGGGAATTCCACCCCCAGGGTCTGAGACTGCGTCTCTGATTATCGAAATCTTCTTCTGAAGATTCTCAAGGTCAAGTTGCTCTGCTTGAGTGCTGGGGTTATTCATACTCAAGGTGAAGTTGGTAAGGTCATCCTCAAAACCGAGAATATACAAGTGAATTGTTGCAACCTTGGTCAACTCCATTAGGAATGCCTGCTGGTATGTGTTGATTGTTCTTGCAAAACGCACATCCATCAATGCAAGATTCTTACCGTCACCAGTAGCCTCTTCAAAATTAAGGAATGATTGTGGAATCCTTAACCCAGCACATCCCGTCTTCGGTATGTACTTGATGTCATCAATGGCATCAAGGTTCTTTGCACCAGCCAATGTCTCAATTGGATTGGATGCATTCTCTGAACGGGTCGGGATAAAGAAATCATCCTGTGCACACAGAATGTTTTTCCTTAAATCCAATTGGCCTGTCAGAGGGTCGACAATCGGTGTGCGCTTGAACTGGTTGGCAATCTGTTCAATATACCCAGGAATGTCCTCGTCATCAAGAGCACCGACGTATATCTTATATACACGCCTTTCCATTGAACGCTCCAGTCTGTATATTAACATCATATCCTCCATGAGCGCAAGCATCCTAAAATGTCTTCTCGCAGCACTTAGCATAGATACACCATACGGGAGGAACATTGAATTGTGCAAAAGCCTGAAATGTGCTATCTGCCAGTTTCTAAAGGCCACCAAATCACCTCCAGTCTCACTTCGCCAATAGAACTTGGTTGAAGTATCACTGTTTGGGTTTGTAGTGGCCATATTGACACTCTGGGCACCACCATAAGGATTCATGATACCATTCTCCACCCTTTCCACTTCACCAACGGGCAATTGTCTCCAACCCTTGACACCTAAGTCCTTGTCAATATCCAACAGCATGAACTGATTACCGTACTTACACATGGCTCTAATAACCATTTGACTGGTAATCTGAAGGTTGAGCCTATTGACGAACAAATCCTCAAGAATGCTCTTGATACGGTCTGACTTAGAACTTACATTGACTATCTGCCCACCATTATCAGGGTTTGGTTGTACGCTCTCTTCAGAGCATAAGTCTAAGGCTGCACCAATCTCTGGGTATGAATCCATGAGGTCGGCATCCCTATACATCAACTTAATGTTACTGAGGTTTGCAAAAGCACTCAAGGATAAATTTTGGTTAGCCCTAATCCACCTGTTCTGAAGGTATTTGTTCTGCTGTAGTTCAAGTTTCTTTTCTTGATACTCTATTGGATTGGTTGTGGTGAATAACACCTCGTCTGGCTTTGGTTCTGGAGTTGTATCTGCTATCCCATTGGAAGTAGTCCATGCTCCATTAAAAACCTTAGACATGTTCTGGAATGTGGTATATAGTCTGTTCGCCATTAGTTTGGATTCCTTAAGTGTTTAAAACTGGTTATATATAATATATAGCTGGAAATTGGATTTTTTCTAAAAAATATCATCGTTTGCTTGCCATCAACCATACATACGGATTACGTATATTCTCTTCAATCTTGGATATTTTACCGTCTCTCCTAAACGCATTACTGCTGTAAAAAGGCATCGCATGTTTCTTAGGAGTTATTGGTTGACCATATTCTATATGAGAAGTATTTGCTTGATAACCACCACCTCTCATGAATCCAGCAAGAATTGCCGCATCCCTTGATTTTGTTGCTTCGAGTTTCTGATATGAGAACTTATAGATGAATAGAGCCATAGCACAGCATGTTATGTTATCGTCGTGTGCGCCGCTCATGTGGTCCATCTTGCCATCTTCGTTCTTGAACACCCAAGTATCAAGTTCGTTACAAAGACGGATGGAATGTATGGTAAAAGAGCCATCAATAACCATGTTGGCAAAATTCCTCAAGAGAGAGAACCTGTTGCCTTGAAAATGGAAACCAGGCATTCTTTCAGCATACTTTTCTGTTGAACGTTCCACTTTCTTGAGATAATCCTTCATCACGCGGTCATCGTAATAAAGATTCTTGTAACCCCAATAGTTCTTAAGCCTCAACAAACATGCATCACCAGTACCACCTGTGCCGTCCACAACAATAAAGGCATTGTTATACAATGTAGCATACTTGTAAGCCATGTCTCCAAGTTTATCACCCAAGACACGCCCATTATACTCCATTATCTGTTCCAAGAACGGCATTCCATATTCGTCAGTACCGTCCGCATCAATCACCTGAATAGAAGTCCTATCATCCGATGAACCCTTAGATGGGTCTACAGCCAAAATATATCTATGACCTTCAATTGGAGTCTTCCAGAACCAAGTTTCTGGTTCAAGTGGGTCACCATAATCACCGAGTGGGTCAATGACGGTTGATGTGCGAATAGTCTCAATGGTTTCTGCTGGAACAACGTTGTCACTCGAACCCAAGAAAGACACATCCAACTCCTGTGCAATCTTCATCGGGTCGTTGTTCATGGCTTGACACATTGAAACATACCAAGGCGATGTCGGTTTCCATCCCTCACGTTCCAATTGAGCCCACCTTTCCATATTGAACTCTATCCTACCGACTTCGTCAAGAGTTTCCTCGTTAATCCATTCCTCTTCACCAGTCGCCTCATTCTTCCTGTGCCAACGCAGGAATCTGTTGTATCGTGGGTCTTGGAACCACTTAAATTCAACAACTACATAGCCGTTCTTCTTCTCTATGGCCTGTTTATAGGTGTTGTAGTAAAGTTCATCCTTGCCGTTAGGTGTACTAACCATGATAATCTTCCTTGATGCAACACTACTCGTACATGCAATTGCCGATGAATAGGTTGCCATTGCAAGGCCTTTCTTATCACTGCCTATGAAGGCAGCCTCGTCGAAAATGACAATAGAAACACTACTGATACCTCTGGCAGCATTCTCACTGGATGCCCTACAATATATCTTACAACCATTAAAAAGTTCAACGTAACTTTGGGAGTTCTTAAGAAAAATGCTCTTGGTATTCTTTTCTGATTTTGGGTCTGGGGAATAATACTCATCACCCCAAAATTGTCTTGGGACTTGTTCAAGGAATGTTACAATCTTCCTAAGCAATTCCTGTGCCTGTTCTTTCTTGTTGGCCAAACACAGTACAGTTTCAGGTGAATCTGGTTTTGAGAACACTAATTCACCTGTTATCCATGCACAACTGACAGTACTGATACCGCACTGCCTGTGTTTCTTGGAAACAACCTTTTCACTCTCAGCCAAGGCATGACAATACACCTTTTGCCTTGGAAACAAAAGGAATGGAACATCACGCCCTTCCGTACCATCGAAAGTGCTAAGATATTTTTCTATGAAATATATCCTCGATTTATCTGCGTAAGATGTAATATAGTCTTGCGCGAATTCTTTCTGGTCAATCATTTATGGAACCATATTTCTTACTTGTGAACTCACCCCCACCTGAAGGAGGGGGCTTCCTCATTCATCGAAATCACTTGCGTTAAGGTCTCCCTTAACGTAGAGGTCACTTCTCCTGAGGCGTAGATTTCCGTGGTTCCCACG